ATAGCGGGGTTCGTTTTAAATATAAGAAATTACCTGTATTTCAGATGTATAAGGATGCACCTATGCTGAAAATTAAAGATCCAAGATTTATAAGTTAAATTAAATAGGTTTGAATATGAAAGAACAAGTACAGAATGAAGAAATACAGGAAGAAGTAAAAGATGTTGTTACTGAAGAGGTAAAAGAGGAAGTAACAGGAGAGGAAAACAATCAGGGAAAGGAAGAAGGATCAGAAGAACCTGATGTAGCCGATTATTATAAGGACAAATATTTTGATACCAAAAGTAAGGTTAGAAAAATATACGCTGAACGTCAGAAATTATATAATGAAAATCAGCAGATAAAAGAGTTATACAATTCAGCTGCTCTTGATAATATGCGTATGCAGTATAATCTTATGCAGAACGATTTAAGTATCATAAAACAGCATAGGGAGAATGCAAGAGCTGCTAAGGATACTAAATATCTAGATATGGCGGATGATTTGTACACTAAAATAATTCATGATATTTCAGCTTTTGAGAGGGAAAACCCTTATTTGTTTTCTGAAAATAGGGATAGTAAGGAAAATAATAAAAAGGTGGAAGAAAAACAGGAAGTAGAGGATAATGAATCAATATATACGGATGATCAGATACTATCAGCTAATATGTGGCTTGAGGAAAATCCGGAATTGAATGTTAAATCCAAGTCCTATAATCCGCCGCTTGAAAGAAAAATGGTTGAATTTATGGATGAATTCAATGAAAAACTGTATGAACTTGGACGTGGCGATGAGATAATGTCCGATAGATACATTGAAGTGTTGAATGAGGCTAAGGAAGCGTATAAGGAAGAATTGCGTAAACCTAAGACTTCATACAAGAAATCCGGTGTTAGCGGTGTTAGAAGTAATATGGCAACAAACAGTAATGATTCACTTACTATTGAACCTTGGGAAAGAGCCGGGTTTGCTGCTATGGGTGTAACAGAAGCACAGTACTTAAAAGCTAAAGCAAAATACAATAAATAAAGAGGTATGAAATGAAAACACATAAGGAAAAACAGATAGAGGAAAGAGGTCAGCAGGAAGATCGTTTATTTGGTATTGATATGACTAATCCACTTGATGCAATAAGAAAATTGGTACAAGAAGACGGATTTACTTATGAATGGCAGAGATATAAATTAAGGGATAGACAGGATTCCGCTTATGCGTTTGCTATTGCTCGAGGTTGGGAACCTATAGATAAATCAAAATTGCCTGCTAGATATAATCTTGAAGGGTTTGAGATATATAATCCTGATCCTGTATCACAAAAGTTTATATGTTACGGCGATCTTATTCTTATGAGAAGAGCAAACACTTTGCATGAGAAAGAAAAGATGGAAAAGGCGGAAGAAGCAAGAAGAAGTGTTGAAATGGCTGATAGTTACAATTATAAAAGTGAGAATCCTACTCTTAATGTAATGAAGAATAATTAAAAATCATGGCGTATTTCCCTTCCGTTAATAATTGTAAGCAATTAACAATAAATGCCGATACACAACTGGATTATCCTTATTCTGTAACTCCGGGTAATGTTGAAGTTACCGATATAATAGATATTACGGTAACGGCTCAGAACATTAAGGTTTTTCTTCCCGATGCGTCTGAGACGACACCGGGATTTGCAATTACCTTCAATAATGTCGGCACTAACGCTTTTGATATTGTATTACATGATAAGTTAACTGTTCTAAATACTGTAGGTGTTGGGGAATTCAAGACTTTTTATGTTTATGATGTAAGTACAAGTAACGGTAATTGGAGAATAATAAATGCCGGAGACGGTCAAAGCGGGATAACTAATCTTGTTGTTAAAAGTACTAATTCATCGGTTAATATAAATGGTAGTCCTGTAACCAATCCAGGAGGGGAAGTTGATTTAACTCTTGATAATCTTATAACCAAACTTAAGACATTAAGTAATATAGAACCGGGAGTATTGTTGTTTGATAGAAATAAAACCGATATATGGTCTTCCGGAGCTATTGTTGGTGATAATAATATCACTGTTGAGAATTATGATGGTTCTGCCGGATCTTTGATTACAGTAAAACTGGATACAAATATCTCCTTAACTCAGGTTATTTCCGGAAACATCAAGATAAACGGTAATACTATTACCAATACCAATGTAAATAATGATCTGTCTCTTACTTCCAATGGTGCTACATCAAAAGCAAATATCAACGGTGTACTTATAGATAAAAACAGAAATCTGACAAATATTAATGATATTATAGCTCTTGGATCTTTTATTTCACCTAATATTGCCAAGAGCTGGTGTAGATTCAATAATACATCCGGTAGTATTTCAGTTACCGCCAAATTTAATGTTGATACCGTTGTTTATAATAGTTCAAATAATCAGTATACCATTAATTTTATTAAACCTATGGGAACAACAGAATATGGTGTTCAGATAAATTGTTCCAATAATAACTCTGATGCACCTTTAACACCTAGAATAGGTCAGGACATAATCAGAACTACTAATTCTGTAACAATAGTACTGATTAATTCTTCCGGTGAAATGTTATCCGATTTTCCGGAAGGAGTAACAGTAGTGGTATATTCCTTAACCTAGAATTATTGTTTTGACTTAATTCCAATTAATTAATATAATACATATAAATTTACGATTATATCGTATTCCCGAGTTATCTTTAATCTCTATAAAAAAGTTATTTGAGTTAAGCTTTAATCTCTTCAAAAAGTCTCTGTATAAAACGTTTAATATACGTTTTAATTTTCTTTAAATAATAAATTTAATATTAATCAATAAAGGTTTAGATATATGTCATACGGACAAAATTCTCCTTTTGGTTTAAAACCTGTAGGCCATTTAATGGGTGGAGCAAGTAATATTTCTCTATCTAGAGGTAATTATGTTATTGATACTATAGCCGGTATTACTTTGAATAAAGGTGATCCTGTCTGTATTCAAGGAAGTATTGCTTCAGCTGTCACAGGTTTGTATTTCAAAGGAGGAGAAACAGTTATTACACGTTATGCTCCAACAGTTACATTAAACGTAGCTAATACTAGAACTGCCATTAATACTAACAACCCTATTGTAGGGGTATTTATGGGTTGTAGATATAAGGATGCTAACGGTGCTCTTGTTGAGCAGGAATATTGGGTAACCGGTACACCTGTTACATCAAAGGTAGAAGCTATAATATACGATGATCCTAATATTGTATGGGAATTGCAGCTTAGTACATATCTTGGATCGGATGTAGCTGATGGTACAAGATTCTTGGTTTTACCTTCCATGCAATTACAAAATGCTACTTGGCCTAATACAGGAGCAGCGGCAGCTAACCCTACAGTAGCTAATAGTGCTATAATCGGTACTAATATAATGCTTTTAACCGGAAGAGGTCCTGCTGCCGGTAATAACGGTGGTACCGGGTTACTATCTACTATAACTAAATGGAATGGTGCTGGTGCTGTTGTTGCCGGATATGCAGAAAATCCTTTAATAGCTAATTACGGAACTAATAACGCAGCTAGAAATCCTTGGGGAGTATCTACTTTCTATGGTTGTCCTTCTATTGCCGGTACAGCAGCTAACCCTTCTGTTGCTGACGGTAGAAATGAGTACGATAGAGTAGTTACTATGCCGTTTAAGGTTTTAGGTTTTAGTGAAGATCCTAAAAATATTCCTGATAGTTTTGGTCAACCTGCTGACGGTACTGTCGGTACATATTTTAATACGCCTTTCTTAAGAGTTACTGGCATTATTAATAATCATGTATTCAAGTCCGGTTCAGTAAGTGTAACACCTGCTGCGTAATTAAATATAGAGGTAAAATAATATGATTAATTCAGCTTCCATATTTCAGTTAATGAGACCGATGATTGATATTTTCATCGGACAATACGACAGCTTACCTGAAAATTGGAAACAAATTTTTACAACAAAACCTTCTGACCATCAGTATGAAATAGTTCAGGAATTAAGATATCTTGGATTTGCTCGTAAGAAAGATGAAGGAACACCTATTACTCAGGATACTATGTCTGCTCGTAATCAGAAGATTATTAGGCATAATACCTATGGTTTAAGCTTTCCTATTAGCCGTGAAGCTATCAAAGATAACATTTATAAAAATGTTTTCCCTGATAAGCTAAGGGCATTAGGCGATTCCCTTCGTGCTACCAGATGTCAGGAAGCAATGAACGTATTAAATCTTGGTACTACCACTACTATAACTACTGATGGTGTTACTTTATTTAATACTGCTCACCCTCTTGATAACGGTGTTGTTAATTCAAACTATGCCGGAGTGGCTTTAAGTGAAGCCGGTATACAGCAAGCAGTTAAGGATATTAGAGGATTCAAGCAATTGTCTGGTATTCCTGCTTCTGTTAAACCTCAGTTATTGGTTGTCGGTACTGCAAATGAAACTGCTGCGACTATTTTGCTTAATAGTCAATACAGAGCATCTATCGGTACTGCTAACAATAACACTTTAGCCGGTGTAAACGATGTTAACGCTGTTTACCATAATAGTGTATTCCCTAGAGGTTATGTAGTTGATAACTATCTAACCAATGAGAATTTTGCAGCTATTATCACCGATGTTAAAGGAATGATTCATTATGATCGTGAAAAAATTCAACATAGTGAGTGGGTTGATCAGCATTCTCATACAAACTGGTTCTCAGCTTTTGA